AGCTAAGTAAGAATAGATTGATTCGTTGTTACCAACACGAATTCTTCTTAGATAGTAATCATTATGCCAAGCGTGAATTCCTGATGAAGTACCTAAAACCAATGATGATGTACCTGATGGTTTAACCGTTGTTGTTCTTGCGGATTTATTAATATTAATCAGACTAGCAACTCTTTCGTTTTCTTCTTTAACCATTTTAGCGGCTTTTTTCATATCATAACCTAATACGACCCCTGAACCAATACCTGTCATGCCTACACCGATAAGTGCGTCTTTTTCAGTAGTTCTTTTCCAAATATCTCTTAAATAATGGAAGTCAGTGTAACCTGCCTGTAATGTACCAATGAATGACGCCGCTTTAACTCTTGCATCAAAATCTTGTTGTGATTCAATATCTGAAGCATTCACCTCACATAAGTTACAGAATTGGAATGGTCGTAGTGCGATTTCACAACAAGGGTTTGTTCCCCAATCTTTATCGTTAGATAGATAAATTCCAGGTTCACCTGCTCCTGACAACTCAATACGTTTCCACAAATCCATAAAGAATTCTTTTGTGATTTTGTGACGAAGAAGTACTGCCGAGTTATTTGCTCTACCTCTTTGTGCATTTTGTTCCCACCAATTTCCTGACTTACAAGAAATCATTTCTTCATCGTCAGCCGAGAATAATGAGATAAGTGCCGCACGTCTAATTCCGCCAGCAAGCACTGCATCAGCAATATGACATACAATATCGTGAGTTTCAATCGGTGTTAATTTTTCACAATCTTTTTTGTTATCCAAAACTTTTGTAATGTTGTGAATACAATCTTTTAGTGGTTGGGGACCTGGAGCCTTTCCTCCTGATGTTACAAGCATCGCCCCTTTTTGTCTAATGTCTGAAAAATCAAATACAGGTGTTGATGACTTATATCCCAAGTATGATTCCATCAATACTTTAATAGCATCTGCCCATCCCTCAATAGAGTCACCAATAAGGTAACGTCTTGTTCTTTCAGGGTTTGGTTTTTTAATTTCTGGTAATTTTTCAACGTGATGTTTTTGTACTGAATAACCAACACCAGTCCCACCTAATAATAAAAACATTGTTTCAGAAAACGAATCAACATGATCTATTGGCATATATGCACAGTTATAAACTCTGTTTGGTGAGATTTCAATTGGTTTTCCGCCAAATTGTAATGATCTCATAGATGGTAGAACTTTTTTGTCATATACCATTTTATATACCTCTTCTATCTCGTCTTTGATATGTGGGTATTTTCTTTGGTGCATCTCTTTGTTTCTAGTCACCAACTCTTCCCAAGTCTCTCTCCTGTTTTTTTCAGGTTGAAACTTAGCGTATTTCATGAAGACAGTAATGTCACTTAATATTTTTTGCGAAATATCCATTTCATTTTAATTTTAATAATTTATTTTAAGATTCTTGTTGTTCTTTTTGTTTTTTTCTTTCTAACAGCTCTTTGACTCTGTTACGATTTCTTTCTTCTTTTTGCTCTTCGTGACCTAAGAATGTCACACTTTGTTCTGTATCAATTTCTAACATACCGTTATTGAACTTACAATTTTCAAATATAATCCCATCTTTACCAATCCTTGATTTAGTAATTGCAATTGTCGCTAAATTCATTTCTTTTTGTTGTAATGATTTTGCAACCGTAATAATTACGTGACCCACTTGAGCCTTTTTAATAGAACCACCCATTTGATCTGTTGTTACAACGTCTGATGATATTGAATTTCTATTACCTTGTGTTGCTGTCCATCCTGCGATATCCAACTCGTGACACATTGCCTCAAAACCTCGCATTACCGATCCTTCACTCTTCCATTCATCACCTAATACCTTGTCAGGAACTACACAGTCAATATAATCTAAAATAACCATATCAATTTTTATCCCTTCAGCAATCATCTTTCTTATTTGATTTTTAATCTGACTCATAGTCACAGTATCAGAAGGTAATTTTTTCAATATCAATTTGTTTTTTCTAGATAATTGAAGTTCTTTAACTCTATCCGTTACTTCTTTTCTATTTTCAGAAAGATCGTCAGGGTGTATTCCTGTCCAAAGTGTAAAGTGTTTTCTTTGGATAATTTTTGGGTTGTCCTCAAAAAATATCTGAAGAACATTATACCCTAAGTTAAATGCGTGATTAGCAATCTTTGTTGTGAACGTGGATTTACCAACACCGGTTGGTGCTAAAATTACACCTATCTCACCTTTAGCTAAACCACCTTTTAATAGGTTGTCAATGCCAGGTACTCCAATTGGAATTGGGTGTCTATAATCGTCATCCAATACCTCATCAAGGTTAAAAAACACATCCGTAGTCCCCTTATCAACTTCACCAACTTGAAGTGCTCCCCTTACCATTTCTTCCAACTTATCATAACTCTCGAAATCACCTTTGTCGATGATTGATTGAGCCTTTGTCATTACTTTTTGGAGTTCTTGTTGCTTACAGAATTTAAGAGACTTTTCTTGAACAAATATGGATCCTTCGTCTGAAACGTTCTTAACCTGATCTAATGTATCTAAAATGCTCTTTTGAGCCATCGGTGAACTTATTTCTGACTTAGTCAATTGTTCGAGAGTATCAAATGTCGGTGTATGCTCATAATTTGAATAATATTCTTTAATCATTTGACAAATGATTTTAAAATATTGGTTATCAAAATAATGTGAGTCAATAACTTCGATGATGGAGTTAGAAAAATCTTTGTATGTAATTATGTTGTTGAGTAGTTGAATTTGGAAATTGTTTCCTAAGTATCCGAAGTTTTTTTTGTCTGACATATTGTGTGATTTTGAATCTATTTTCAAATAAATACTATTGAGCAAAAGAATAATTTATGTATTCAAAAGATAATTTTTTACCTGATAAAATGTCAGTCAATTCTTTAAGTATTGTTTTTATGTCTGGTCTGATGTCTAGGGTATATCTTACCTTTGGTGGGTACACTTTTGCATTCACTATCCTATGACAAATTGTCTCATTTCCTAATTTTAAAATAATATTAAATATTTCAGGTCCGTCAGTATTTGATGTTTCTAACACGTTTGGGTCTTCTTCTATTTGATATCTATTTTCTAACATATAAACCACACTTTTGTTTCTAAGTTTGGTTTGTAAAATGTTAGATAGTTGTTTAATGTATTCATACAATTCGTCGCTATTTTTAGCGTCTTTGTTAAAATTTTTAACATTAAAAAACCTTTGTACAACAAAATTATCATTTAGTGTAATTAAAAATTCTACTTTTGTTATGTCGATGTTCTCTTTCATAATTTTCTTTTTTCTTTTTTGTAATTGTTTTTTTCTTTTCTACTAAGTTTTAAAAATGGTTTCAGGAAGTAAACCCAAGAATCATCAGTTTTGGGTAGATATTTGAATAGCCCGTCTTGTATCATCATCTTGACTAAGTTTTTAGAATTCCTGCCTTCGGGATCTAAAGTTTCTTTATAATACGACTCAACTAAATCTCTACCTTCTTGAGATATTAGAGGTTTTGATAAATCGACTATTTTACTATTCACTTCAAAAAACTCATCTCCAAAAATACCTTCTTTTGTTTTTCCTGTTAATAAATTTTTTAAAACTGTATTGTCTTTTTGTTTTTTTAAAAGTTCTTCACCTTTTGTTAAAATGTCGGTGAAAGAGAGTTTTTTTTCAAGTAATTCAGGAAATAATTTAATAAATGTTTTTTCACCTAAATAATATATACCATCAATATTATCAGATTTATCTCCTGATATAATCTTAAATGTTTTCACATTATAATGTGGTATTTCAATATCATGAAGTTTTATATTATCTCCTTTTTTGTAATATTTTTTTGTGTTAGGTGAATATATTGTAACATTATCTGAAATAAGTTGTGTAAGGTCTCTATCTCCACTAAAAATGGTTTTGTCTTCACCTTCAGATATTTGACAATAATATGCAATTAAATCATCAGCTTCTGAATTAGAAAATTCAACTTGTCTTACAAACATTTCTTCCAAGTATTCTTTTACCCTATGTTTTTGTTTGTTGAACGATTCTTCTTTTAACTCATTTTCGGGAGATTTTCGGTTGAGTTTGTATTTTGGGTAGATTATCCTTCTTTGTAAAGTACTCGTTTCTCCGTCCCAAAATACAACAACCTTATTGTAGTTTTCTTCTTCAATAAATTTACGTAACGTATTTAGAAAGTGCCAAAGACCCCCAATATGTTCACCTTTGTTAAAATAATCTTTAACTCCGTGAAATCCAATTTTTAATAGGTTATTACCGTCAACCAATAACGTCTTTGTCATTTCTGTTT